CCGTCTATTATATTTATTGTGGTACACCGACAATTTATGGTGTTCCACGCACTGCCTGATTCATCGCCCGGGTACATTAATTCTTCTCCTGCTACTATGAACGGCTTATCCATATCCACTTCTTGACCGTCCGCCGCCGTGTGTTCGGGTCGTGTCCTATCGTCCGATGTGCTGACCCAGCGTTTTTTCATCTTAAAACCTAGCTTCATACCATATTCGCCGATATCTTGATGTGCTGAATTTTCAACTCGTGTTGTTTCGGTGCGTGCTATTCTGATACTGCTTGCTTTATTCGCACCCGTAACCGCTCTAATACGCTTCGCCAAGTTTCCGATGCTCTCGCCCTGCATTATGCCTGTTGTTAGTTCTCGTGTTAACTGTCTGCGTATAGCCGCTCCATCTTTTAGGCTATCAATCGACAATTTTTTAAACGGTGCAACCTGTTCTTTTAATATCGAGTTAACTGCACTTTTTGACAACGAGTTAATCGCACCAGACGGGAACGCCTTTAAGTCATCGTCATAATTCAGCTTATACACTTTCGGCATTTCGTTGTTAATAATTCGTACCGCTTCGGCGTTTGCATTTTTCAGCGTTTCAGCAATCTGTTTTTCTATCGCTTGCAAGCGGTTATATTTATTCGCTGCGTACAGTCTCTGTTCGGGTGTCATTTTTGCAGACATTTCCATTTTGCTTAATAATTCAGATGACCGTTTCTGTATGTCTCTATACGCATCGTTATACAAGCGGGATATTTTCTTTTCTAGGCTCGCTAGCATTTTGTCCGTTTCCTGATGTGCTGGCATCGTCCGCCTCCTCTATATAACGGTCGTATTTATCAATGCTCTCATCTTCAAGTCGTTTTTCTTCGTCGCCGACATTATCAATATATCCCGCGCGTGCAATCAGTTTCAAGTATGAATTTCTTGATATGCCGTCTTTAATGCTATTCGCATTCTGCAATATTTCCGTATCGTTCTGAATCAACAACGCCGTAAACGATATATCAAAATCAAACTGCACGTTATTATATTCCTGATACAGCTCAACAACAGCCGTCGCAATTGGGTAAACTTCCCATTCAAACGCCGACACACGCTGTCTTAGTTTCATCGTTGCTGCTTTAATCGCAACAGTCGTTAAGCTCGACCCAGTCAGGCTCTCTGTGTCAATAACACCAGCCTCCTGTATTAACTCTTTCTTGCGTTCCTCAACAAATCGTGTGCGTGCCTCTGTCGGTATCTGTATCTGATGCGTTTCAACGCCAATGCTGTTAGCCGTATCGCCACTAAGCAATACCTTTTTTGTCCTGTTTATGTTCGCTATAAAATCATTAAAATCGTTGTTGTTCATTCCTGCACCGTTTTTTACAACCCAGTACAGTTCGGAAAAATCTTCGATATTATTAGCAAATCCGCTGTTCACGATGTCAATTATGTCTATCTTGCTGCGTATATTCGGTGTCAAATCGGAACGGCTTTCTTCGTTATTCTTTAAAACAAATATCGGTATTTTATTAATTAACGGCTCTATCGTATCGCCTGAAAAATCTGTAATCTTACGGAATTTATACGGCGTTGTCGGTTTAATCACTCTAAAATTCGGATGCGTGCAGTATGTCGTTAACCCCTGCTCCGTGTATGTTTCGATGTATTTTATGTTAACGCCGACTGTCCAAAACCGTATGAACGCACGCAATACGCCTGTCTCGTCATCATAGTACGGTATGCAATCTTCGGTTTTGAACACCGTGAATTTATTATTGTGACTTAAATAAAAATAGCCGACACCTTGTGCCGCTGCCCGTTCTCCTGCTGCTTTTAACGCATAACCAAAATTTTTAATAAACTTATCATCAATCAAATAATCCGTTTCAATTTTTGGAAGTTCGTCCAACAGCGTATTGACTTTCTGCGACACCATATCCGCATAAAACCCATAGCCAATACGGTTATTAGCAACATAGTCATTTTTAGTCCAGCCGCCGCCGACTAGTTTTTCCGTGCCGTCTTTGTCAATTTTCTTTTTAGCTTCTGCCCAATAATAACGCTGTACCGTGCTAATCGTTGCGTTATCGCCGATAAAATACCGCCAGTCGTTATATATTTTTTTGCGTGTGTCACAGTCTAGCCATTTATTCACGGCATTTAAAATTTTATCTTCACTATTTGGATATTCCCTTTGATATGACGCCAAATTGCTCTCCCTCGCTAAAACGATATTGTCGGAAGCGGTCTGCGTTGTCGTTCGATGCTGTATCGCAATGCCGCCATACAGTCGTCCATAACATCCACAGGCTCATCAACATATGCTCCCGATTTATCCATTTTCCACCGCCACTGCTGTATCTCCTTAATCGTATTAACACAGTTCGGGTGTATGTATATCTTTCGTTTTTTTACCAAGTCTTTCGATATAACGCCTTTAAGATAATCTATTTGTGCCTTTACACTGCCCTGTTCCTTCTTAACGCCACAAGCACGGTAGTATCCTGCTTTCTGCCACATTCTGATACGGTCTGGCTCTGCTGAATCGCAAAACATTTCTATATCTTTACGCCAGCCGTCTCTTACCGCTTGCTCTATTATTTCGTTCGTGTCTTTTTCGTAAACCACAAGCTCACGATTAATATAAATATCATCATCATAGAACGATACATCCAATATAGCGTTTGCGTGATTAAACCCAAAATCCTGCCCGTATGTATGGTTACTAAATCTGTCAGTATCAAACTCTTTAACTTCCCAGTTCGATAAAATCAAGCCGCCCATACAGCCCCATTCGCCTAGACCATATATCCTGTACCCCTCAGGGTCACGCTTTTTTCTTTCTTCCATACGGGTACGGTATGCATCGTCAATAAATCTATTGTCCTGCCAGGTGCTGTGTGATAAAAACGCATTGTTATCCGGCATATCGTAAAACCTTGCCTTAATCCAACTCAACACAGGATTAAACGATAACACAATCTGATAAAACAATCCGTCAGACAGTACGCCTCTAAGTCTATCGTCCAATATCTCCAAGTCGGCGGCGGTAATCTCATTAGCCTCTTCAACCCATATCCAAGTCAATTTGCCTTTAGTGAAGTTAATCGATTTTATTTTTTCGATATCGTCCGAATTGTTACAGCCTCTGAACAAAACCTCCGCACCCGTTATTTTGTTTTTAAGATACAGCGAGCAACTTCGCCCTGTCGGTATATCCCACACGTGTTCGGAGTATTCGCCATATCGTGCGTTAATAGCTTTTTTAAGTTCCGCAAACGTGCTATCCCTGTTCGATTCGCCTACTTTCCTAATACACAGCAGATTGCTGCCTGTAAATCGTTCGTCCGACAATCGCTTAATAAATTCCATTGCGATATCGGTTGATTTCCCCGACCCTGCCGACCCTTTATAAATAATATATCTTTTGCGTGATTCAGCTGGGGCTTGAAAAATCTTATTGCGTTGTATTTTTATTTCTACAGTTTTATTATTTAAACTCATCGGTCGTTTTCAAAAATACGTTTACTCCGCCTTGAATGTCAACATTATCCACTGGTTTATATCCTGCACTATCACGAACAAACACGGCGGCACTCGTATCACGCTGTCTGCGTGCTTTTGCCTGAAATGTTAGTGCGGTTGCTTCTATTTCGTTTATTATTTCCCCACGCTTTTCAGCCTCGGCCATAGCAACTTTTACGGCTTCATCATCGTCCTCATAGGCACGGGCGGGCATTTCAAGAATCGCCCTAAATATTTCTTGATAAGTTCTTTTTTTTTGGCGTGCCTTAGCGCTGGCCTTACCGCCTTTTCTACCAATCTCTCGTGCTTCTTCCGAAGTTGGTACTCTTAGATTTTCAATTCCATTTCTCATATCAAGCCCCCAACTACTCCTATTTTTCACACACATTATAATCCCTTTTTGTAAAATGTCAATAGCTTTTTTAAATATTTATAAAATAACGCTATTTGTTACTAGTCTGTTACTAGTTCGTTACTAGTCGTTACTAGTGAAAAGCTCCAAAAACAGCCTAAAACAGCCTAAAAATAGTGTTTTTACAATGCTTACTTGTTTTGTTACTAGTGTTACTAGTGTTACGCCCTAAAACAAGGTGTATATATATAGAATTATTAACACAGAACGCTGTGTGTTAGTTTCCTATATAGTTCCTATGATTTGCTAGTAACACTAGTAACACTAGTAACACTATGTATTATATAAAAGGATTATCTGGGTCATCTCGATTAATTATCGAAATCATACGTTGCGGCGTGCCGTTAAATCTGACTATGTTGGTAAACGCTTTGTCACGATGAACTAACAGTTGAGCGTCTCTAAGCCCACATAAAAACTGTTTTTCGTCAATGCATTGGTCATTACAAAAACTCAATAATTGTGTACGGAAGATATTAATTTTATTATCTTGTATGCAACCCCACTTATTGGCGTTTATTGGCTCATCGTTAAAGTATCGATAATTAGCACTAACATAGTCTAGGAAGTCATTATACGCTCTAAGCACTTGCGATATATCCTCTTTGGATGCAAGAAACGGTTTGATTTCATTGATTGTAAGCGGGTAGTCGTTTTTGTACACATAGATGCGAGCAATCTCATACGCTGTTAATAATATACTCATACTGTTTGCCTGCTTGTCTTCTGTGTGCTGAATTATTTCGTCATAGTACGTTTTGCGTAAACTTGTAAGGACAGACACGAAATCAGGCTTAGAAATTATATCGATAAACAGCCTCGCCCCGAATCCGTAATTTTGTTTTAAAGTATTCGCTATGTACGGTAAGTCCATATCGCCGAAAATATTACCCGATGCGTGCATAGATATAACACGATTCGCCGCACCGCCTTTAGAACGACTTGTGACGATTGGAAACTCGGCATTGAATACAGCAACATTGTTCCAGCGATAAACACGTTGTGCGTTTGCGGCACGTGTCATCCTCCCCTTGCCCTGCCCCTGTGCAAATGTATAAATTAAGTCTTGAATCTGTTGTTGGGTAAGTGTTGTTAATTCATCGAAATATGCTGTGCAGTTGTTGAAAAAATCTAACACAGGCTCGATGCCGTTTGATGTTGTATTGCCTGTCCGAACTATGCCGTTTTTGATATCTGGGTCGCCGTAAATTGACGCAGAAGTCATAACCGACACGGATTTACCCTTGCCTGTTTCGCCCCACAAATGCACACAAAACGGGTTGAGGTTAAATTTTTCAGTCAGAAGCGATGC